CCCAGTTTGCGCTCGTACTGGCGCAGCATGTAGGGGCTTATCCGCATGTCCCCGCGCATGTGCTGGCCCACGGTATTCTCGCAAAGGCCGTGGGCCCGGCAGAACGCCTTGAGCGTCAGCCCGCTGTCCACAACCGCCTTGCGCAGCACGGCGGCCCCGTGGGAAGGCGCATCCTCCGGCTTGGGCAGAGCGGGCTCCTCTCCCGCGATGACAGGGCACCGGCTCCCGGCCACGCACTCCTCACGCTCACCGCACGGCAGGCGGAGAGCCGTCAGGTGCATCCGGGGGCAGTGCCGGAGCCGGCGGGCATGGGCCGCCATGAAGTCATCTGTATCCCGTTGAGATTCCATGTATCCCACTCCTGCCGCTCCCATCACGGGCGGCGTTTTTTCGTGACTGACCTGTCCTGCGAGCTGTCGTAGCCTTCAAGCATGGACGGATTCCGCTCCAGGATCGCCAGGTAGGTTTCCACAGCCCGCACCACAAGACCGCTGGACGTGATCTCGTTGCCGGTGGCGCCGATGACATCCAGCATCCGCCGCCGCAGAGCACACGGCATCCGCACGCTGAATTGCTCAGTCGAGGGGCCGGCCATAAAGCGCTTCTCCGAAACTCAGGAGGGTATCAGTCATGACGCTACGCCGCCTTCTTTTCACGGAACAGGTTCACGAAGTAGATCTGGCCCTTGCCCGTCACCTTGGGCGTACGGGTGATGTGGCATTCACCGCTGGAGCCGATGCGCGTCCCTTCCTTGATCTCCATCCAGCCCGCGTCGATACAGCGCTGCGTGGGCATGTTCCGGGCGCTGCCGCCCTTGTGCAGGTAGCCGTTGGCACGCAGCCACTCGAAGAAGCGGTTCTGGCCCATGTCGCAACCCGTGGCCTGCTTGATGAGCTTCGCCATCTCCCCCACGAGGATGGAGGTCTTCGCCACCTCGATGGATTCCGCGAACACTACCTTGGGCCGGTCGGCCGCTGCCTGCGCTTCAAGGGCCTGCCGCTTCTCCCGCTCCGCCTTGAGGTTGGTAGCCAGCCGGATGATGGTGTCAGGATCAGTCAGGGCCTCCTCCAGCTTGGCCGGGGTCAGGTAGCCGCCATGCTTGCGGATGGCGGGCAGGACTTCGTGCGTGATCCAGCGCTTGAAAGCCTTGGCTTCCGGTTTGCGGGAACGCAGGATCAGGGAATACAGGCCGGCTTCGGAAACGATGGACATTTCCTGCGCCCCGCCGGGGGTGTCCATAGTATGGACGCCCTTTTCATCCTCATCCAAAAGGGCAATGCTCGTGCGCGGATTGCCAAGTTCCAGGCATTCACACACGTCCCGGGCCACGAACCAGGGCTCACCGTTCATATCCACGACGCGCACGGCGCCGAACTCGGAATTCTCGAAAATCTTCATGTCGTTCACAGGCGGCCCTCCTTGGGAGCCCGGTTAGAAGTATTTGCAGATGACGTAGAGCGACGCGACCAAGCCAGCGACCAGGATGCCGGTGATAAGGACGTCTTCCATGCGTTACCTCCTTCCAATCATGCCCACGACCCATGCCGCCCCCGCAGCCGTCCAGAAGCCGAACAGCATGACAACGAACAGGGCCAGCAGGTCAAAGGGGAAGACCCCGCGCAGCCAGTAGACCGCCGGGGCAAGGTCGAAGAGGGGAAAGTCAGGCATGGGGCGCCTCCTTCTCCGGGGGGGTGGGGGATTCAGCGGGCGGCCAGAGGTCGGGACGGAGCTCAGAGCGGGGGATGCCCAAAATCCGCTCGTACAGCAGCGCAGAGTTGGGGCCCACACCGCGTTCCCCTTTGTATTGTTTGTAAATATTGTGAAACGGCACCCCCATTCGTGCCGCTTCCCTGCATGTCAAACCACGCCTGTCCAGTGCATTTCGTAAAGTATTCATGCGCATAGTTTAGACGTAAGTCTAAAATTATTCAACATATAAACGACATTAGTATACTTGACAGATGTCTAAAAAGTAGGATTTTAGTAAGTATGGGTACATTCTTTGAAAATACGATGGCCGCAATTAGGGCCGCAGTCGTTCAGCAGTTCGATGGAAATGTGAGCAAGGCAGCCAGCGCATGGGGGATACAGGGAGATACGCTCCATAAGTGGTTGCGCGGCGATAGAATCCCAACGCTGGAAAAAATCTCCCCGGTTTTGGATAGAATAGGCAGATTTGTGGTTCATGCCGAGCCAGACCGCGACGTGTGTTTCGTGAACGCGCGAATTGTCCCGGCAGGAGAGCATATTCCCACGCCACTGGCAGAAGACTATCTGGCCGCCCCTCTGGTTGGCGACGTTGGGGCTGGAGCCGGATACCTACCCCAAGAAAATGTCGAAAGCTGGTTTTTGGTCTACCGACACATCCCAGCACTGATGGGATGCCGTGATCTGATCGCTGTCAGAATAGGACACCATTCCACAAGCATGCAGCCGCTTTTGAATCCTGACGATATTGTGCTTGTGAACCGGGCCGACATAGATATTAGCAAGCCCGGCCACATCATGCTTGTACGTGATCCGGTCGATGGCTCAGGCATGATAAAGCGCGTCAGCGTTCAGCCTGCCGCCAACAATGATTGGTCTATCCAGTTCTACAGCGACAACGCCGCCCAGAACCCACCCATGCTCTACAGCCTGCGCGAGGACTACAACGGCGAACTCAGCAATGCCATCGTGGGCCGCGTGATCTGGGCATGGAGCGACGTGAGGGGGAAGTAAAAACCCCGCCGAAGCGGGGAAAGGAGTTGCAATGTATCTGAACAAAAAATGTCCCTTCTATGGCAAGATCAATAATATCCCGATGAAGGAACCTTTTCACTGTTCCGAGCCTTCATGCAGATTCCAAGTTGAAGGTTTTTTCTTCATCATCGGAGCGTTCTACCAAGCCCGCCTTGTTAATATCCGCCTTGCAAAAATTGAAGAAAAGCTTGGTATTAAGAAAGGTTAATACCTGTTGCCGTCTCGGGATAGCGGCCGCC